ATAATAGATTCTCTAAATTTCATGTATTCCGGAAGTATTCCGTAAACGTGCGTAATAGGAAAATCAAGAAACCAATCTAAACGGTCATTTGAATTATAATTATAAGGTTCGAGGGTATTATCGCCCCATTCATTAACACGAAACCGCCTATAAAGTATTGCGATAATGTTTGGTAGTTTCTTTACATAGTCATCAGAGAAATATGATTCCAAAGAAATGAACTCTCCAAGTGTTAACTTAGATAATGGCTTCAATTTAAACTTATCAAATTCTGAAAGATATTGTTTTGGTGGCTCCGAGTTTATAAACTTTATTTTGCTTATATACTCATCAAGTTCTTGTATTGTAATATCGTCAAACTGTTCTGGGTAAACATCTAATAAGGTGCAAATCAAATCAATTTGATAGCTAAAAACACCGTCTGACTTTTCTAAGTTTCTAAGTTCAAGAAATTGTTCAATCGTTATTTGATTCCACTTTGTCGGCAGCTTGTTTATTAGCATGATTTGAAATTGTTTCTGTTACAAATGTTATATAAGGGATAGCAATTTCAGCGGGTTGCATTCTAAATAATTTTGCTTTGTGTTTTAAGTGGGCATCGGCATAGTGTTCTGTATTGCTCAAATCGGTACGTTTAAACATGATAGCGAGTATATCAGCAACGTTATGTTTATTTGTTTTACTGATTAGCTTTTCAATTAGCTTTGTATCTTTTACAGATAGTTTTAATTCAGCTTTGTAGGTATATCCGTCAATTTCAATTTCTCCGATTGGTTCTTTTTTTTCGTAATTGTCAGTATTAAATTCTCGGGTCTTTTCAACGAAATAATTAAAGTCATCCCATTCCTCTTCGTCTATTCCAACAACTTCAAAAACACGAATATGCTTTTCCACGTTGTCAAGTTCGGAATCGTTATGTATTGCAGAAATCTTTTCAAATTCCTCAACAGTAATTTCATTCATTTTATTGGCTATTTGCCTACCTAACACTTCAATCATATTTATAATTTTTGAACAAATATAAATAAAATTTAATATAGGCATGACCAAAGACCTACCGGTTTATAAAATCACGATTGACCCTGAGTATTCAGACGGTCAAGAATTAGGCATTGAACAAATCGCTTTTACTTCAAATCCGGCTATTAAAGTTAAGGGTATGGCATTCAACCATGATGCCAAAATGTTATTTGCGGATGACGTAAAATACCGCGTAACAGCACCGGCAATGATTCCAATGGAAATATATAGACGGGATGACGAAACGGGCGAGTATTACGTGCAATTTACAGCGGAAACAATAGAACAAATCCATGTTAAGTTCATGCAAGATTTAAAGAACCGCGATGTATTTAACTTAGAACATGACCAAGCACAAACGGTTCCAGCTTTTATTCTTGAATCATGGATAGTAGACAATCCACAATATGATAAAGCGTTTACAACGTTTGGAATCGAAGTTCCTAAAGGCACGTTGATGCTAACTGCTCAAATTACTGACAAAGAATACTATAATGAATTAGTTGGTAATGAACAAATCGGATTTTCTATTGAGGGGTTTTTAGGTCTTAAATTAAGTAATCACTTAAAATTAAATAATATGAAGTTACCTGATGGCGAACATCTAATCGAGGGTAAAGTCTACGTTGTAAAAGGCGGAGAAATTATCGAGATTAAAGATGCACCGAAAGAAGAGGTTGCAATGGAAAGTGAATCAGTTGTCGAAGAGGAAGTAACAACCGAAACCGAACCGATTGATGAGCAACCGGCACCCGAAGAACTTGCAACAGAAGAGGTTGTAAAAGAAGAAAAAATGGCAGTTGACCCGGCAACGGATGCAGAAGCTGTTTTGGCTATCGTTACACCAGTTCTTGAAGAGCAAGTAAACAATTTATTAAAAATTATCGCTGACTTAAAAACTCAAATTGAGGAAATGTTAGTGGAAAAATCCGAAGAGGAAATTGAACTTAAATCTGAGGTAAAAATGTCAATGGCTGAAAAATTCAGTGCATTAAATAAACTAAGTAATTAATTAAAATCAAACAATAAAAATGGAAAGAAAATTAAAATTTGATTTGGATATTGAAACAAACGCATTGTTGTGTCCGAATCCTAACGAGTTTTATTCTCGTGCTTATTTAACTGCTTTCGACTTGTGCTTTTACTGCTCCAAATGATTCATTGAATGCTATTGATATTGATGTTTGTGCATTCTCTGCAATGGCTCAAATCTGTCAATTTGACTTAGAGCAATCTTTCGTGGCTTTGCAAATGACTCAAGGTTCTAATGGCGATTTTTCTGTACCGTCTTTCATGAACTATTACTGGGGAGAAATGGCAAAACAAATCGAAGAGGATATCGAGCTTATCCGTTGGCAAGGTGATATCACAAGTGAAAATGCTTTGTTGGCTCTTTGTGACGGTTACTTAACTCGACTTTGTAAAGACGGTGCAAGCCTTGCTTATACGAGTGGTGGTGCAATTAATGCGTCAAATGTATTAACTACTTTTGAGGCTGTTCTTAATGGACTACCGGCATCTGTAAGATTCAAAAAAGCTGATTTACGTTTCAGAGTTTCTTCAAATGTAGCTGCTGCATACGAACTTGCTGCTGCATCTGGTAACACTTTGACTTATGTAACTTTACCTTTGGGATTGACTTTCTTAGGAATTAAAGTTGTAGTTTGTGAGGGTATGCCTGACAACACAATCGTTGCATCTTTGAAAGACGATTTAATCTACGCATTTGATGCAGAGGGAGATTCAAAAGCATTGAAAGCAGTTAATTTGACTGATTCAGTTGCTGAGCCTTATATCCGTACACGTGCAAATGTTAAAGCTGGTTTCTATTACACAAATCCTGAGCAAATCGCTGTTTGGGCTGATTGTTTTGATTAATCATTAACTAATAAATAATTTAAGGGGTGGGGATAACCTCGCCCCTTTTTTGTAAAACATAAAAAAAAATATAAATATGTCATGTGAAGCATTAGAGGGAATCGTAAAATCATGCGATAACAACTCCGGGGGAATCTACAAAGTGTGGATAAACCAACAAGATAACATTGATACATTCACTTTAAACCCAACGTTAACGTGGACTATCGATTCAATTACATTAACAAATCCGGCAAACGTTTACACTGAATTTGAAATCAGAAGAAACACGGGAAGCTATACTGAAGAAGCTGCGATTGATTTAATCAATGGTTCGTCTTATTACACTCAAACAATTACTTTAATGTTCCATAGACGTGACCAATCGAAGTCACAAGCTATTAAAGTTTTGGGTGCTGGTCAACAGTATTTGAATGCAATCGTACAAGATGCAAATGGTAAGTATTGGTATTTTCCATTCTTACAATTAACAGCATCGGCTGAGGGTTCTGGAACGGCCAGAGCAGACGGTTCGAAATACAGTGTTACACTATTAGCACAAAATGACTTTTTAGCCTATGAGGTAACTGAGTCAACTGTATTATCTGTTATTTAATTCGCTTACTCTTATCAAAATTAGCACTCTTCGGGGTGCTTTTTTTTTAAACAAAAAGACGAACTAATTTAATATAGTTATGATTTACATAAACAAGGATGAAGTAAACAATATCGTATTAACACTTTCAGAGGTTAGTTCGTTAACAAATCCTTTTTATTTATTCGTGTTTCAAAATGAAATGAATCCGGAAAGCGATCCAATTTTATTTACGACAGCGGATATTTCAACTTATCCTGAAAGGTTTAATCAATTCTTATTAGATGAGCCGGTTGATGTTGAATTAACAAAAGGGCAGTACACTTATTCTGTTTATGAATCATTAATTGCACCGGTAACGATTGAAGACACTACGGGAATTATTATCGAAGAGGGTCGTATGGTTGTTTCGGGAGCAGTTATAAACTCAATTTACGATTAATTATGGCATGGTACAATATATTTTCTAAAAGTGAAAAGCAAAGTGTTGAAGTTGTGGAGGGTTATCAATCTTTCAGTACACCATTTGTTAAAATTGGCGGTGCAAATCTCGCACTACCTTATGTAAATGGTCGTTATCAGGTTGCTGGTTACATTCCATTCGGACAGGATAACTTATATCCGGAGGTTTTAAATCAAATGTATTACACTTCGCCTTTGCATGGTGCTATTGTAGATTACAAAGTTAACGCTGTCGTTGGTGGTGGGTTTAACATTATCATTGAGAAACTTACAAATGAGGAAAAATTAGATTTGTACGCATTTGAAAAGAAATTAAAGCTAAAAAAGACTGCTGCAATAGTTACAAAACAACTTGTAATTCATAACCGCGTATATTTTAGATTGTGTTTTTCAGAACGTGGAAAATTAAAACGAATTGATAACCTATCACCGGAAAAAATAAGACGTTCAAGAGACGGTCAAACATACTTTATTTGTGAGGATTGGTCTACACGTATAGATGTAGAGGAAATAGTGCCTTATAATCCATTAAATCAAGAATTAGAGCAGTTATTTATATATGAGTTACCTTGTATTGGTCAAGACTTTTATCCGTTACCTCAGTATTCAAGTGCTTTGAACTTTGCTTTTTTGAGTGGGGAGTTAAGTTATTTAGCAAAATCAAACATTCAAAATGCTGTTTTCCCGTCTTTTGCTATGATGTTTCCTAAGCGACCGCAAAGCGAAGAGGAAAAGTCAATGATTAGACGAACGATTGATAAATTAAAGGGTGCTGAAAATGCTGGTAAGGCAGTTGCGTTTTTTGCGAATGCTCCGGAGCAATTACCAAAGATTGAAAGTTTACCAACAAACGCAAATGATAAACTATTTCAAGAGGCATCAAGTTTAAATACAGAACAGATTTGTTTTGCTCATACTATTGACCCTATATTAATGGGGGTTCGTACAACTGGCTCACTTGGATCCGGTAGTGATATAAAACAAGCCTACGTTATATTTGAAAAGAACGTTGTAAAACCTTTGAGAGAAATTGTCGAAGATATATTTAACGAATTATTGCATATTGCAAAAGTAAAAGGCGAATTAAGAATCAATAATTTTCAAATCATTAATGAAACGATTGTCGAAGTTGCTGAAAGTGCAAGTAAAACAAGCGATGCGTTGAATACAATGTCCCCTTTGGTAGCTACAAAAGTTCTCGGGTCTATGACACCAAACGAAATTAGAGCCTTAGCAAGTTTACCGCCAATCGAGGGTGGCGATATAGTTCCTATTCCAAAACAAGAAACACCTATTGTCTAATGTTATATTTTATCACTGAAACATATTTAAAAACGAATACACCGATAACAGCAAATGTTGACGTTACGGATGTAACTCCTTACATAGCTACTCAAGCACAATTGAGAGTAATGCCAATTTTGGGAACTGTTTTTTTTAATTATATGCTGGATGTTTATAATCAACAATTAGCATTACCGGGAAGCCCTGAAGAAACACTAATTAAATTCATTCAACCGATAGTGGCATGGCGAAGTGCTGAGGATGCTGTATTCGGTTTAACATATCAACTTAAAAACAAAGGTCTTCAATTACAAAACGGGGACTTTTCAAGTTCAGTAAGTCAAAGAGAGGTTGCATTTGGTATGGAACACTACGCACAAAAAGCAGCATTCTTTGAAGAGCGATTAATAAAGTATTTAATTAAAAATAAAAAGTTATTCCCGGAGTTTATTTCAGAAGAAAACAAAGATACTGATTTACGACCTATGATTGAATGTCATGGTTGCAGTGGATGTTGTGGGAATGAATGTAGTTATCCAAATGGAAACGGTTATAACACTTCAATTTTAATTTTATGAATAAAAAAATGATAAATCTAAACGAACTTTTAGACGTGATTAAAAAACAAGGAGCTACGGGAGTTTTGGCAATATGGTTATGGTACACCCATACCGAAGTTCAAGAACTTAAACAACGATTGTATGATTGTTATGGTAAAACAGCATTGATTGAACAAACTGAAAAAAACAAACAAAGTTTATTTAATAATTTTTATGCAATTTTACCGAAAAACGAATTAGAGGATGAAACTATCTGAACACGTATCGCTTGTTGAATTTGAAAGGTCGGAATCTGCGACAAAGCATAGTATCTTAAATAAGATGAATGAAAGTGAAACTGCAAAAGCTAAATTGCTTTGTGAGAAAGTTTTTGAGCCTATCAGAAAAAAGGTAGGTAAACCAATTAAAATCAATTCGGGTTTTCGTTCAACGTTATTAAATAAAGTTATCGGAGGGGCAAAGTCATCACAGCATTGCAAAGGGGAGGCAATGGACTTAGATTTACATGACAAAGAGTTATTTGTTTGGATAATCGAGAATTTAGATTTTGACCAAGCTATATTTGAGGGAGGTACGCAAACACAAGCGGGTTGGTTTCATATAAGCTACAAAGCTACTGGAAACCGAAAGGAAGCATTAAGAATGACAAAAGTAAAAGGAAAATCAGTATATACTAAATTTATAAAATAATGGCAAAGAAAAAAAAGGTTGATGTTGAAATTCAAGTGAATGACGCATCGTTGGAAATTCATAAAGACGAAAATTCAAGTGAGGTAAAATTAGACACTAAGAAATTGGATATAGAAGTGAGTAAGACTGCTGACAACATCGAGGTAAAAGTCGATGCTCAAAATGGTCTTCTCACTTTTGTAGGTAAAATTTTAGGTAGATATGTTTCTAAGAAATTAAAATAGTTTATATTTGCATATCTAATCATAATTTGGTTTAATTGTTTTAACTGAAAGACCCCTATAAAAAGTAGGGGTTTTTTTATTGCCTAAAAAATAATTGTTAAAAAACGTAACTTATATTAAAAAGAATAGTATATTTGCTGAAACAATTAAAATTTAAGTTATGAAAAACAGATTAAACAACTTGTTGGATGATGTTAAACCGACAACAGATGAACACAAAGACGTTATTTACACGTTTTTAGGCTTTCCAGTGATACTTTTCGCTATCGTTGGAGCATTGTATTGTATTTTAAAATTTATGCGATGAGAGAGCCTAAAAAAAGAAATCCAACTTTGATTGAAATAATCAGATATTGGAAAGACCAAGAGAAAAAAAACATTGGTAAGTTTAACATGGAGTTATATTTAAAGATTTGCCATGCAAAAGCATACAATGTTAAGTATGATTCACAAACAAATAAATACTATCGTATATGAAAACGAAAGAAGTTACTTGCACATTTGAATATACTACTCCTGAGGACTTAGAACAAGTATTGAATCGTGTTTATAAAGAAGTCACTAAGGGTAAAGAATACTTTGAGAAAGTTTGTAAGACAGATAAAGGGATGCGATTAGTACAATTTAAACAAGAATACAGAAAATTACGTACTTTTAAGATTGTAAACACGGATTCAGTAATAGTAAAATCAAACGTATGAATGCAAGTGAATTAAGAATAGGAAACTATTTAAACGGAAAACGAGGTTACGTTGTAGTTACCGAAATTAGAACAAATAACAGTGTAAAAATACACGATAATACGAGTAGTTTTTATGTAGGAATTTGTTTAATACCTATTGAAATAACAGAAGAGTGGTTATTAAAATTAGGGTTTAAAAAGACAGATAATCAATATATGGACAATTATATTATTAAAACTGATGTTAGTTTATTTAATTCAGTTGGATATGATGAAGAAGAAAAAAAATGGTATTATAATAATGATTATTCAGATGCAGGATGTTATTTTGTAACATATATTAAATATGTTCATGAATTACAAAACTTATATTTTGCTATAAATAAAAACGAACTAAAACACGAACTATGACACCAAAAGAGAAAGCAATAAACCTAATAGAAGATATATTTGTTGGATTAGAAATAAAGAATCATGGACTATCAAAAAAGATAGCAATATATTTGGCTCATTCTCATGTTTGGGAAACCTTAGACTTGGAGAAAATCGTGTTTTGGAAAGCTGTTGTAACTGAATTAGAAAAGCTATGAAGAAAATAGGATGTTTATAATAGGTTTTATATTTTGGTATATTGTTATTCATTTTATAATTAAGTATTGGTAATGATAATATACAACGCAAAGCAAAAGATTGATTACCGTAAATTAAAACGGTGGAGAATACGTGTTAACATATCAAATAATTATTACAAGAATTTTGAGTTTGATTAAAAAATAAGTTGTATATTTGTAAAACCTGTGCAGAGGTAAATTAAGGAAATTATTATAAACTCTTTAGTTAGTAGGCTGCACCCGAACACTAAAGGGTTTTTTTTATGACTAAAAGTTTACTGGTTTTCTGAAAACCTTTATACCTAAAATGGTACAATTAATTTTTTATGGTTCGGTAAAATCTGAAACAACCGAACATGAGTTGCGATGTCTTTGTAATACTCATCACGAAATTTATGTTGGAATTGAAATGAATCAAGGGGTTGAACATTTTATATGCTTAGATAAAGCAACAGCGATAAAATTTAGCAAGGAATTACGTAAACAAATAGCACTGATAGAAGATGAGAAAAGCATTTAACTTTTATCGTAGCTATTGGGAAGTAGCCAACGAATTAAACGACAAAGATAGACTTGCGTTTTACGATGCTTTATTAAAAAAACAATTTACAAATGAAGATACCGAACTTAATGGAATGGTTAAATTTGCTTACCTTTCTCAAAAGCATTCTATTGATAAACAAATAGATGGCTATATTTCTCAAATGAGTAAAAGATACCCTAATGAAGACCCTTGGCAAGGGGGTACGCAAGGGGCTTATGTAGACCCTACCCAACAAGAAGAAGAGAAAGAAGAAGAGAAAGAAGAAGAGAAAGTAAAAGAGAAAATAGATTATGAAGCATTGCTTCAATTTATTAATGTTACTTTCAATAGAAAATTTCAAGTTTTTAATGATAAAGTAAAATCTAAGTATTCATCATTATTAAAACAAGGGTATACAAAAAATCAAGTTATGAATGCAATTATAAATTGCAAATCTAATCAATACCATAAGGAAAAAAATTACCAGTATTGTACTCCTGAATTTTTTAGTAGAACTGATGTAATAGATAAATACGGATTTGATGTTACAGATAACGGTAATAGTTATACACCTCAAATAATACACGAATAATGTTTAAACGACTTCAAGAAGTTTCAAGCGAACTATTCGCAATACGAAACGAATTAAACGTAAAAGGTAAATCAG